GCGCTGGTCCCGTTGCTGATGAAGACGAGGGCAAGCACATTGTAGAATACGAAGGCCGACGATACATGAATGTTGGAAAGGCACTTAACACCAAGATTAAGGCGAATGTTGGACAAATCATTCGTGTGAAGGTTGACGAGGTTAGAGAGGATAAAGGAAGATTTACCCTCTATTCGGCTAAGGTTGTAGAGGTTCCCGAAGTGGAATTACCGGATAAGATTGTCACTTTACAGATGCTTTCGGGAGATACTAAGCCTTCTATCAAATACAAGGCATTGTCCTTGAAGAAAGGCATTGGTATTACTGATGGTATTCATGGAACTGCAATGATTATTGCAAAGAGTATGGATGGGTTTACTATTTACGGTTTCCAAGAGAATAATCTCATGGCTAAGAATGCTCTCCAAGACTTGGACATGTGGAAACAAGAAGCGGAGCAGATGATGAAAACAATGCAGAGTAATGTTCGCTCCGCCGTTATTCGTTATGTCAAGGACGCCACTTCTAGAAATAAAGAAGTGACAGTCAAAGAGTTGGATGAATTCTTATCCCGCAACTATGCTAATGAGTATTCTAGTTTGTTTGAGAACAAGCAAGACTTCCTTAAATTCCTTAAGGGGCAAAAAGAATTGAGTCATTTCTTGGATGCTAGTGAATACATTACTGTGCGGGGCAACAAAGTCTTTGTTGATGAGAGTGTTTTACAAAAAGAAGAGGAGCCGTCTAAATTCAAGGTGTATCTTCGTAAAGATGGCAACTTGAATTTCTCTGTTCGTCATAAAGGTGAGAATCTTATGTGGACGATTGACTTACAGACCGACGATGACATTTTCTCTTTGTTCGGTAAAGCAGTCAAGTATCCTGCTGAGATTTCCGAACAACAAGATACTCATGACCTCTTAGATGAAGGCGATGTTACCGTTGGCGTCCAACGGCATGGCTACCACGAATACATCTTTAATGGAAACAAGTTTGAAACCAAACTACACTTCCGAGTTGTAGACATGAAGGGAGAGAAAACTTGGATTGCTTGGACGGGCTATGAGCAAGACCCTGTTGACCCCGATACAGATGAAGGGGTATGGAATATCTATAATGATAAATTCAAAAGTATAAAATTGGATAAAAATACGGATAAGGTTAAATAGTCAATTAGAGAACGAGGAGTTGAGAAGAATGTCTTCCATCGTTAAGGCTGAAACTCATGAGGATTTCAAAATCATCAAGAGCGACAAACTAATGATTGGGGGATATGCTTCTATTGAAATGGTGGACAAGCAAAACGACCTCATTACTTTAGAGTCATTGAAAGAAGCCGTTAAAAAATTCATGGAGCAGAAGAGTTTTCGGAATGTAATGACCAATCACTCAAATGTTCAAGTCGGAGAAGTAATTGACAGTTACAGAGATACAAGCGGGAGGCTATGGAAAACAGAAGTGGATGATGTTGGCTTCTTCGTAGTGATTAAACTCCGTGATGATATTGAAAAAGCAAAAGAAATTGGACGAGGCATTCGCAAAGGAACATTGAGGTCTTTTAGCATAGGAGGACAGGCGCTACAGAAAGTGAAAAAGCGAAGTGAAGAGTTGGGCGAATACAACGAGATTAGCAAACTTGAACTTCATGAAGTGACCATCTGTGAAAAAGGAATCAACCCCGAAGCGAAATTTGACATTTTGAAACAACAAAAGGTGAAAGACATGACGAAATTGGAAAAAGCATTGGCGGAATTGGACACTCTCTTAGCAGAAGTGAACACTCTCCGTAAGGAAGAAGAAGAACCCGCTATGGAAAACATGGCCGGAGAAGAAGAAGAAATGATGGATATTGAGTCCTACGAGCGAGCAGAAAAGGGCGCAAAGCCTACTGTTGACGGTGGCTCTTTGGAAACCGGCGAGCCAGCAGACCTTGTTGTGGTGTCCGGTGGCCGACCAACCGGTTCCTCTCAAGCCGCAGAGGAAGGCAAGGTTAGCAAAGCCTTTGACAACAACGAGTTCGGAACGCTCAACCTCTCTAACGAGAACATTGAGAAGGCTTACGCACAATTCCGTGCCGAGCAGATGGAAGAGTTGGCTCTCAAGAACCTTGAGTCCACCTTCGCTAAGAGATTTGAGGCTGAGATGGCTAACCGTGAAGAAATGGTTGCTAAGTCGGAATACGATGCTCAGTCCGAGATTGCTTCTCTCCGAGAGCAATTCTCTTCGCTCCGCAAGTCGTTAGAGAACGGCGCACAAGAAATTCGCAAGGCTAACGAAGCCGCCCAAGAAACCACGACCCTTTCCTTGGATGAGGTCGCTGAAATGTCTTGGAGCGACATTCACAAGATGGCCAGCGGAAACTATTGAGGTGATGAAAAATGGGTTACATTAACACGATTAGAGATTTAGAAGCAGCAACTTACGGACTACCAAACTTCGGTGGCAACTCCTTGCTTAAGCAAGCAGGTGTTGTGCAGGGCCTTCACACGGCTCACGACACCGCCGAAGCAGGAGCAAGCGGTGTTTCCGCTATTGGCTCCACCGCAGGCATGTATAATGTCGTCTACGGACAAAAGGTTTGGTCTATGCTGAACCGTGAAGTCAACGCCCTCGCTATGCTCTCCAAGAGAGCCTACACTTCCAGCGGTTGGCGAATCCTCAAGAGTCGTCCCTTCGGTGGTAGTGGCGCTACTCTTACCTTGCAAAGCGACGGCACGGGCGGTGGCATTGGTTCCGACGACCCACAAGCAGACGAGATTGGTGGTGTTCCTGAGAACGGTGGCCTCTCTACTGCCGCTGACGGTCTTGGTAGCATGGCTCCAACCTACGCTCAACTCTTCATGAGTCCAAAGACTGTGGCTCATCAGTTTGACATTTCTGAACTTGCTATGGAAATGGCTCAAATTGACGATGGCCTCGGTGACATTCGGGCTATCATCCGTGAAGACATGGGTAAGGCTCACGCAGAAGCACAAAACAAGATGCTGGTTATGCCTCTTGAGTTCTACGGTGAAACCTCTGCTCTTGGTAACATTGAGCGAAACTACACCTCGCTCTTGAAGATTGTTTCAAGCCGAGATGAAATTCTTGCTTTGGACAATGGCGTTCTCGCTACTGATGTTGCTTCCGCTACCAACAACCTCGGTAAAATCTACGGCGAGGAGCGATTTACTGCCGCTTCTTTCCTTGACTCCGAAGTTGACTCCGGAACCTACGCCGCTTCTTCGGTTCGTGCTTTGACGCTGACCAAGATTAACGACATGATTCGCCGTCTGCGAGTCGCTGGTGGTTCGCCTAAGGTTATTCTTACGGGCTACGATACCATCCAAGCAATCGCTGACTTGCTCCAAGCACAAGAGCGTTTCATGGACCGCAAGGAAGTTATTCCTACCGTGAACGGCGTTCGTGGTATCAAGGGTCAAGAAGTTGGTTTCCGTGTGGCTACCTACTACGACATTCCTCTCATCCCTGTGAAGGAAATGACCTCCACCACCAACTCGGCTGACACCGGTATTAGCGACATGCTTTTCCTTGACACGGACCATCTTTGGCTCCAAGTCATGAAGCCTACGCAATACTTTGAAGACGGTATTTCCAACGGGAACCCATTCGGTGTGGGTCGCCTTGGGAACCAAGCCCTTTACCGCACCATTGCGGAAACGGGTTGTTCCTTCTTCTTGGGCCAAGGCAAGATTACGAACATCGCTTGAGGTGATTAAGTATGGGTTTTACCTCTACGATTACCGAAACCACGGTGTTTGGTAACAAGCGTGTTGCTTTTGGGACCTTTACGGGCGACGGCGGGTCTACCGGCGGCGAGATTGAAACCGGTCTTGATAGAGTGGACATGATTCACCTTCAACAAAGTGGAAGTAGCGCCGTAAACGCAACTTCAATCAACGAAACCCTGCCTTTGGCTAGTGGCGATGTGACCGTTGTTACCGCTCCCGATATGGTTGGGTTTTGGATTGCTTACGGGGCTTGAGGAGGGTCTTAATTGGCGACCATCAAATTAAACGATGATTGCGAATGGGACTCTCGGCAACTTCAAGGTAAAGAAGGCAAATTTGAAGTTACGAAGGCTGAATCTATTGAGGTTTCAGCCTTCGTAGCCTCTCACTACTACGCAAGCCACCGCTTAGATGTGGTGTTTGCTGAAAGTGACCGAAAGGAATTGTCTTCTCTGCCCGATAGAGAGTTGTCCATGTTAGCGGTTGCATTGCAATGCGAGCCTAGCGAAGTCGTCAATCTGCTTCTTCCTAAGAAGAAGGCCCCTCGTAAGAAGGCCCCTTCAAAGAAAGAGCAATCCGAATGAAGGGCAAAACCTTCATTAATGGATGATTGATAGTCCTCTTTAGGTGATAACATGCCCGACGCATCTAGGTCTAGTGGAGTTTTGACTGCATCAGCAGTCATTGTAGCAAATCCGTGTAACTTGAAGAGTGTTCACATCACTTGTAGAGCGAATGGAGCCGACGAATACATCTTGAAGATTTTTGATTCCGAGGATGCTACCTTAACAGGTAACACGGAATTAGTGCGGTTTGTATTCAATGGCGACTTGTCTGCAAATAATGTGGAGGCTGACCTGCACGGTGTCCTCGCTAGAGAAGGACTCTACGCTCAAGTTACCGCCCCTGCTTCACCCGATGCCGCTTCACACTTCGCTTTTAGTGTGGAGTTCAACTGAGGTGAAACAATGGCGGCTTTGAACGCAGACACAAGGCTCATCATGACGATTCTTTTCGTTGGAGTGGTGAGTGGTGCGAATGTTTTCTTCTACGCTCAGTATGGTTCCAATTTCCCCTACACTCATTTGGCTCATGGAGTCCTATTCGGTCTTATTACTGTCGGTGCTATTCTCATCATGAAGGCAGTCAACGATTTGTTCTTGAATGACTACATTGAACAGGGCTTACTTGACCGAAGAATTGAGGCTTATTGGAAGTTGAAGACCAAAGAAGAACAACAGAGAAAGCGTATGCAAGACTCTCTCAAGACCTTCCAAACGGACTTTAACACGACGAGGGTTCCCGAAATCTCTACTTACAACAACGACAACGAACTAGGAGCAGAATTCTTAGCCTCTTTGCAATGAGGTGATTGAATGCCTCTAGGGGATTTGATGGGTTTCTCGGACTCGGACTATGCTTACAATCAGCAAAGAGCGCACTCTGCTGACATGTTCTTCATGAAGATGAGGTTCTATTTTTGGGGTTCTTGTGCCGTTCTCTCATCGTTCCTTATCGGGAACATTATGGGCGTCTTTGACTTGAATGTAATGGGTTGGATGGTAGACGCATTTACAGGTCTTTGGGGGCATTGATATGTCCCTTCTTACCGGCTTTGCGGTAGTCATTACAGAAGCCGCTATTGCCTTCTACAAGAAAATACACGCAATCAATTTCGGAGTTTACGGCGCTACAATGGTTGGAAAGACGACACTACATCATCAATTACGAACAAGAGGTGAGGTCGCTCAAATCAAAGAACGAACAGTAGGCCTACACAGAGCCACAAGAAAGGTCGTCAAGATTGACGGAGAAGCCCATACACTACGCACTTCCGATGTTGGAGGAGAGTCCATCTATTGGAAGGAATGGATGAAGGACATTAAATCTAGAAAGGTGAAATACATCATCTTCATGATTGACCACCGACACTTGGATAGTGGCGCTAATCTAGACCATCAACTCGCATGGAAGTTTCTTGTAGACGGTATTTGTTCAACGAGATGGCCTAACGGTAAGAAGAAAAAGGAAGAGGATTACCCCTTAGCGATTGGCCTTTGGGCAAACAAATACGACATTTGGGGTGAAAAGCACAAACATGATGGCGAGATTAGCGACCATCCTATCTTCAAACCGTTTCAATACGGAATGCAAAAACTAAATGAACGAGGAATACCGACACATAAATACATAGTTTCGGCTAAATCGCAACCCGAAATGGTTTATCGTGGCGTTACGACGATGATTAAGGACTACTGATTGTTATGTGGAAAAGCATTCTAAAATCAATCCCAAACTATTACATCGGTGACGATGATTGGATGGACCTTATGCCTAGTGATTTTAATATAGAGGCGTATAAAAATAAACAATATGAAGAAAAATACGAGGCAAATTATCCACTAATGGTAGTTCCTGATGAAAAATTTGCAAATAAGGCTCTAAGAAGCAGATATGACTTCAACATGCAAGATGAAACAAGGGAATTATTTACAAATATGAAGGACATAGAACCTGTAGTGGTGATGGAGTTACTAAATGAAGACGGTTCTGTGTTTGATAGAATATTAGTAGCGGGACACCTGCGTTCTCACCTAAGAGGGTTAGCCGGACATAAAACTATACCTACAATCGTTTTAACTATGAAAGAAAAACAATGGAGAGGATAAAATGTTTCAACAACCAAATTTGATTGGCGCACAATCGGCGCAAACTATAACCCCATTCCTGCCTCCTTTGGCGCAGGCAAGAGCGCCGGGTCCTGTAGAGGAATACCAATACCGGACGCTCAAGCCTAAAAAAAGGCTCAAGGAGATTCGCCAAGTTTTGATGGCCGAGAAGAAAAAATTCTTATTTTTCAAATACAGTTGGAAATTCAACCTTCGTGACCGTTGTGTTGTTTGCGGTGTGCATCATGTTTGGGATGCTGGTGATTATTTGCGACCACCTATCCCTCTTACTCATGTGGAAAAGGGTCGTCCAATGAAGGGAACCTACTGTCCAAAACACGCCGGTATTCACAAGCAAATGGAAATGCTACAACAACAAATCATGGCCGAAGAACATGGTCTTGACTTTAAGGCGTTTATTCCAAAGCCTAGAGTTCCGCAAGTCTTATCAAAAGGGCCGCTAACCACATTATCACAGGCCGATATAGTTTCGCTAACGGGCGCTGGATGGGTGATTACAAGGCCTCAAACAAAGAAGGACGAAACCCCTCCCGAAGAAGTAGTAAGATTGAGCCAAGAGATGCGTAATTCATTAGAAAGAATGCAATTTTTGATTGAAGGAAAAGGTGAATGAAATGGTATTTGGTCCTAGTAATAACGACATTGTGGGCGCTATCGGCGCTTCTCAAGAGTCACAATTCAAAACGGTGAACAATCTCCTGTCTTTGCAAGACAACCATGTTGAAGAATTCTTCCAATATCACGGGCATAGATTCCTTACCTCTTTAGAGAAGTTGATGGAAGATGTAACGGAAAGAGTGGTTTCGCAAATGTTGGCTAAGTTGGAATTCATTCAAGATTCTACTACGGGTAAGATTACTGTTCACCCCGATTGCCTTAGAGAATACGAGAAGATTACTCAAGAGAACATTGAGTTGGACATTAATTCTATTATGCACTCGGCCATTGATAATGAGGTCGTCAATCAAAGGAAGATGGCCAAGCAACAATACCTTGAATCTCAAGGCTTTTCCTCCCCTCAAATGGGTGGCGGTCAAATGGCTGGTCCTACCGCTGGCATGGCTTTAGCAGGAGTGACCGGGAACACTCAACAATACCAACAGATGCAAGGGGCCATGAACAACGGTTCCGGGTATCCTGTTCCGCCTAACGGAACCGATGGCTACGGTCGCCCGTATTGGATTGACGCTCAAGGCCAAATGTCCTATGAACCTCCCTCAAGTGGTCTTCACTTAGGCTCTGCTATCCAAAAGGGTGCGGCTTGGGCTAAATGGTTAATGTGAGTTGATTTGATTTGGTTGAATACAAAGTCCAAATCGGCAACGCTATTCTAGACGCAACTGCGTTTGGTAGGAGCAAGATTATCAAGAATATTTTTCTGTCCTATTTAGAAGGCTACACGCCCGGAGATAAGGACGAGGATTTTGATAATCAAATTGAAAAATTAGAGGTTGTCAATAGAGGGACGAGTTACGAGGACAATGTTAGACCCGTTTTGGAACTTCTAGATGAGGAACTTGAAAGATTGGAAACGAAAGATATTGGTAAAACTTCTATCAAGTTTGACAAGAAAAAATTCGCTTTTGATTCCTCGGAGGATGAAGAAGGCAAATCCTTTGCCATTGATACAGACCAATTTGATTTTTCACTTAGAGATTTAACCGACGATAGCAAAATCAATCAGATTCTTGGGTTCGGAGAATACACTAGAGAGTTTGAAGATTTAACTTCGGTTAAGGATATTACAAGGGAAATTAATGAAAGGTTGGATAGAAGTTTCCCAACTCTCTTCAACTATGTTCAAGAGAATTTGGTAGTGAAGAAAGAAGGAGAATCTACTGTTCTGTATTTTGATGATGGCGATTTCACTATGAATGTCTTGAGAGAGTTTTCTCCTTCTCGTTTGTCTTTCAAGAGAGAGAAAGGTGGGTCTAAATCGGCTGAATTTTCTTCGTATTTGCGTTTAGTTGAATTAGAAGAGAAGGTTTCCGATTTCCGGGATACTCCTACAGAACTTGTGAAGGAGATTCAAAAGAGTTGGAGAAATCAATTCTACGAACTTTCTATTGAAGGAAAGAGAAACGAAATCCCAATTGCTCGTCTAAAAGATATTAAAGAAGGCAGTAGAGAAGCCGCAGAACTGTTCATCAAGACTATTTTCAATGGTGATAGGGCAATTAAAATCTTTAATGACGCCTACAATGTTTCCAATGAGATTGTTGATGTTAAGTTGACTTTCCCCAACGAAATATTGTGTGACCCGGAAGGAGAAACAGAAGGCGCTCAAGCATTCGCTAGTAGTGCTAAAGTTTTGGACGCTCCAATCATGGTAGAGAGGATTACTTCCGGAACCATGACTTGGACTTCTACTGATAGACCGGGTATGGAAGGCTACATTAGAGATATTGACCCATACGATAGAGGCGCTAGAGTGGACGGCGAGAGAGTCAAGGTCATGGGAGAGTTACCTCCCTACTTCCCTCAAGGCATGACAAGAGGCGATTCGGAAAAGGTCATTGATGTTCTTGAGGATTTCTTGTATTCAACTGTGGCCAATTATTTGGAGTTGAAAGAAGCAATTGAAGAAGCATTGGCGAAATTACCCGACACAACTGAGGAGGAGTAACTTTGCCTGTATCATCATCCCCAAGCGACTACACCAACATTGATGTTGACTACTCGCAAGGAAAGGGCTACTACACGGACAAAACTGCTATTGCAGACCTTCTGCAAATCCCTGCCTTTACTTCCGTTACCAATCCTACTGATGCACAAATCGGTAGCATCATCAAGCGTGTAGAGGGGATAATTGACGATAAGGTTGGGCGTTCTTACAGACCAATTATTTGGAAGGACGAGTTTAGAGATTTTGAATTTACTCGCCATCCAATCAATTCTTATTACGGCGGCTATGTTGGATTTGTCCAACTCAATCAAATGAAGATTAGAAAGATTATCAGTTTGCAAGTTTGGGAAGGTAACAACTACAGAGAGTTAGCCTCCGCCCAAGCCAGCATTGATTTGGATACGAGCGGCTACAACAACATCAATACGATTACCATTCAGTTACCCAATTCCGGTGACTCTTGGGTGTTGAAATACAACGGGCATACTGACGCTCCTGCCGCTTCTGCTTCTTTTAATTCCTCCTTTGGCGCAAAGACCACGGCCAAGGAAATTGCCGCACTCATCAACGAAGAGTTTCCTTCCAAGACGGCTCAGTTTACAGGAGCCACTACAGAGAAGGCGCTTCTCTCTACTCCCAACTCTTACAACATTTCGGACTTCTTCTATGCTTATACGGACAAGCAAGACGGAACCAAGATTCACATTTCTAGTCTGTTAGAGGGAGAAGATGGCTCCGACTGCACCATTACAGTTGCAGACCAAGCAGGAAAGGATTCGTCAACTACGGTTGAAAACTTTACTGATAAACAAGAGATGCGTCGTCTTGGTGATTTTTGGACGATGGACAACGATGGTAGAATCTTCTTCCTCAAGCGTTATCCTTACCACAACAAGAATTCAGTTATTGTCAACTTTATTGCCGGTGACGGTCGTGTTCCTTCTGCTATTCACGAAGCGGCTACCAAACTTGTAGCGGCTGAGATTCTTCGTCACGACGACCAAACCATTCTCATTGCTGAAACAGGAGCCAATATCTCTACTAAAGAGAAGTATGACATTCTGCGAAAGGAAGCAATGGAGATTCTTGACGGCAAGAAGGACCTTGTGTATTTGATTGATTGATATGTCATTTCAAGACGCAAAGAAAACCTTTGAGCGTTTTTTGGAGAGGGAGAAAGAGAGAAACATACAGATGTTGGAACTCTCTAGACTGCTTGGTGTTGATTTTACTTTCTCCAACGAAGAAATGATAAAGCAGGCAGAAGAGGCATTTGTAGCGCACATGGAGTTAGAAGTGCAGAAGATGGTTGAGGGGATTTTTGATGGACGAGGTTAGTTTGGTTATTGACTTGCTTGATACGCAATGGTCAACTTCTGCAACTTCGCTCGTCAATGATGGAGTCATTGATGTTTCACATTCGGCTAAACCCAATCTTATTGATGTTCGCTCATTGGAAAAGAACAAGGGTGTGAGGTATGACCTCTCTTCTAAAGATGTGATTATTGTGTTTGAGGACTCAAATGAAATCATCTATCCTACTCTTTTCTACGATACTCGTAGAGAGGTGTTCAATTTCACTCTTCACATTAGGACGGTGCATGATGAACGAGGCGCTACAGATGCCGATTTCGGAAAAGACAGGCTAAGGGCTTTATACTTGATAACCCGTCACGCAATTGAGAGCAATCGTAGGGGGTATGAGTCTTCGGATAATTCGTGTTTCAATCAACTCTATTTTGGTTCACGAAGCGAGTCAAATGACAGAGCAAAACGATTATTCGGATACAAAATCAACCTCACGGCAAATCGGCGCTCATTACTCCCCTAGGGTTTGTTTGTAGGAAGTGGGATTATGGCAAGACCAAATATATTTTTAGGAAGCGGTGCATCGGTAACTTTTGTTCCCGAAGTGGATATTTATTTGAAACCTGATTCATTGGATGCAGATAAAAGCACTTTGACTATTGACACGGATTTTACGAATCGTTTTGATTTGGTTAATGACCTGTATGTGGGTTGTGTCCTTGAATTCTATGACAACGGGACACTTACAACCACCCATAGAATTACTTCTAACACCGGAAGGAAGATTACCTTTCATCCAGCGCAAACAATTACCTTGGATACAACGAACGACTACTACAGACTCAAGGGATACGGAGCGCCATGTCCCGCCAAAAAGGTTCTAGGGGGTTCAAATGTTCACACGGATGAAGTGACGCACTTCACCTTTGCTAGCGATACTAAGTCCGATTATTTCGGGGATTGGATTTACTTCTATGAGATTCAAACCGATGATGCGGGGACGGAAAAAGCAGTCGTGGTTTGGTGGGACACTACAGGAAGCGATACCGTTCCAAGTCATGGAGTCACAGGTTCTCCCACCGTTGTAGATGTTGACATTTCCGATTCCGGGCTTACCACTCAAGAAGAATACATTGCGGCTACTGTTGCGGCTATCAATGCAGAAAGCGTGGATTTAACCGCTAGCAGAAGCAATAACATTTTGATTATCACCAATACTTATGGTGGCCCTACTACAGATGCAAACTCTAGCAATGCAAGCCATATTACACATGAAGTAGTTACGCAAGGTTCTACTGCTATTTCTTCTTCTACTGCCAAAAAACTCAACTCGGACAATTGGCTAGGCATTGTTGAGTCTTTGACTTTCCCTAGTGTTGATGTTGAATTCAAACAACAGAACCTCTTTGTTGGTGGTAGTCGTAACTATACCTACCAATACAAGGGGATTGAAACGGCAGGAAACGCCAGCATTGGTGTTGTTGCAAATCATGGTGCTTGGCTTTACTATTTCTTCGGTAAGTGTTCTTCTATCAGCGCCACTCTTCTTTCTTCTACAAATCCGACTAGTGATTTCCAAGGAGCGGCTGATGGTGAAGACAAGTTTTACTTGAACGGTAGTTCCGTTACGGAAACAGGACCTTTGTTTTACCGTAGTATTGACCGAGATATGACCCCTCCTGTTCTTAGAGGACAAGATACCTATACGGACCTACAACAATTGGACCCCCCTACTATTGACGCTGACGGCCACATTGAGAAGGCTATCACTTACACCTTTACAGAACAAGAAGGTGACGACTTGCCTTCTTTCGCTCTTGAACAGGTCTTCTCTAAGTTGCCAAGTTCAAACACTTACAGAACCAGCACGGACAACGACAACGAAGACACCAACTTCGTTCTTATTGCTACAGGGAACAGAGTCAACACTCTTACCATGACTGCTAACGAGAATGAAGAACTGAAAATGACGATGGATTGTATGCCTCGCAAGGTTCACAACTTGGAAAAGACCGAATCTTATGAGGCTAGAAGAGGCGTCACGAACGAAACCGAATTTATCAACTACTATAGTGAAGATGCTTGTTTGGAACCATTCTTCTTCTCTAGTGGTTCCATCAGCATGTTTGGTCAAGACTTTATGAGAATTACAAACTTTACCTTGACCATGAACAATACTTTGACGGATAAGAGATTCATTGGTATTGGTAGTAAGACCGTAAAGGACGCTATTCCTGCTCAAAGAACTTACGAGTTGACCTTCTCCGCTCTCGTTACTGACGATATGTTGTTTAATGAATTGAAAAATCAACACGAAACTACAGGCACGGTGATTGACCTTATCTTTGACAAGGGTAGTGAAGAACAAATCCGATTGAAGTTTGATGATTATTTCTTGACGACAAACACTTGGCCAATCCCCGAAGACAAAGGGGCCGTGACCGTTGAGGCTACTATTATCCCACGCTCGTTGAATTCTTGCACAGTCAAGACTCATTGGATTTTGCAGGGGTGATACCTTGACGACCGTTCAAGGAAAAGACCGCTACACAAAGATGCAGGAATACCGTGAGCGTCTTGAGCGTGAACGGCAGGAGCAAGCGGCGAAGCCTGCTCCAAAAAAGAGGGGGCGAAAGCCCAAAGTTGTCAAGGAGGAAACCGTGAACACGGACTCCAAGTGATACATTCCACCAACATTGTTTGTTTGTTGGTTTTATGAAGGTGGAAGAAACATGCATACTGTAAAAGATAAATCGGTGCTTTTTGCACACACAAAGGAGAAGTGCTACGAACTCAAAGTAGCGCCACAAAGCGACGAATGCCTCAAGGTTTGGATTAGAGAACCCACTTGGCTTGAAGTTGAGCAAGCCCTTACAACCTTGATGAAGATTGATGCGAAGAAGCAAGACATGGGGATTGACCTCAATGCTATGTATCGCTATCTTGCTGAGAAGTTCGTCGTGAAAACCGAGCCTAGTTTGACTACGCTTGAACTTATCCGACTCAATCCCTTTATCGGGAATCAACTCAAGGAAGTCTTACCAAATCCTTTGGCCGTTTTTGAGGAGAACGAAGCAAAAAACGGATGATGAGAGATGCGGTTAGAAGAGGGCCACAAGACCCTCAAACTGCTTCTCTCATGATTACCTATACCCTTAGCAAAGCGTTGGCCATTAGCCCTATAGAAATCATGAAAATGCCTGCTACAATGGTTATGGACTTCCTATACATACATCGGAACTTTGAAGAATTGAAAGCCGATACAATAGAACAGGAAATGAAGAAGGTGAAGAAATGAGCAGAATCGCTGATGCTTCTAGGGATGCTAATGAGGCTTCTTCTATTTTTACTGACCTTGCTCAGGCTATTGGCAATGCAAGTTATAGTGCTGAGGGATATGACGGTCGGTTCCAAAAACTTGCGGTGACGATGGCTTATGTTAACAAGATTGGATATGCTACGCTTCCGTTTTATTTTCGTTTGAAAAACAGAGTTGAAACTAGTCTGCTGGCAATCGGTAAATTGTCCAAGATGTTTACCGGAGGAGGAAATGCGGCAGGAACAATGGGTGATGCGGTTGAAGGCCTAGTGGGACAGTATGAGGACGCACTAGATATTGTTACTAGTGGAGGCATTATGGAAAGAATGGGTAAATCCTTAAATTTCGTAACAATGGGTCTTGCTGGAAAAACCAAAGATGGGTTGCTCGGATTAGGAGCGGGAGTGATGGCTCTTGGTGTAGGAATAAAGGATTTTGCTAAAAGGCGAGATAGGGTTCAAACAGTAGTAGATGGTTTGTATGCCTTTGGGATGAATACTCAAGAAATGCTAAAGGATTTTGGCTCGGCGCTATTTGATAAAATCAAAAATATTCCGCTCAAGGCTATTTTTGCTAATTTAGGAGCATTCCTTCTTGTTGGCTTAAAAGCATTCTTTATCATTACTTTAGGTTTAACCGCACTTCTTGTTCTCTTCAAGAGCAAAGCAGTTCAAAATACCGCCAAGAGAATACTAGCAACGATTATAGAGTTAGGTGCGGTTATCTTTGATGCGTTAGCGACAGTCTTTGAAGGATTTATGCTTATTTTCAAGGCCTTGATGGGCGGAGAGGGTTTTATGAAATCCTTAGGAATGGCTCTTAAGGGAGTGGGTAAGATTTTCTTTGGAATCCTCAAGGGTCTATTTGGAGTTGCATTTGTTGTTTTGAAGGGGTTGTTAACGGTAGTAGTTGGAGCGGTTTACGAGGTTGGAAAGTATATTGTTGACGGGGTTATATTCGCTTTGAAGGGAAGCGGAAAATTCTTGGGTAATCTTTTGCTTCCCGGACAACCTTTCGGTTCTCCCTTTGCAATGGCGAGCGGAGGTGTTTCTTCCGGAGGTATGACTCTTGTAGGAGAAGAAGGACCGGAACTTGTGCGACTGCCTACAGGTGCTAGAGTTTACTCAAACCAACAATCTAGAAGAATGGCTATGGGGACCACAAACAACATCACCGTAAATGTCCAAGGGCGAATTGGTGCATCCGACACGGAACTGCGACAAATCGCTTCTAAGATTGGCCAAATGATAAACAAAGAAGTCAACAGAACGACTTCTTCTAGAGGAACTTTGGGGTGATTAAATGGCTGACCACTATGTATTTCTTAGGATTGGTGCAGGTTCTCAAGGTGGAAACGAACTTACGGACAACATCATCCCTCTAAAGGCAACAAGTGTTTCTATTTCTACGAGTAAGACTATTCCTTCTTTGGATATTCCATTTAGCGGTTTGTTGACCGGTGAATCGGTAACTGCCGCTTTAGATTTAGGTATGTCTAGTAAGAATATTTCCGTTAGCGGATTTCTGCTAGAGGATACCATTACTAAGAAGTTTAGTGGGGACTCGGACGCCATCACAAGAAAATTTACGGCTATTGAATTGGCTCAACTCATTCATTCTAGTGTTGATTCTACAGGTCTACAATCTTATCAAGCGATTAACGAATTAATTTTTCTTTATGATTCTAAAGTTGATGAGAATTATGAGCCAAGAGATAGTCCCCAACTCATTCCGTTCAATTATGCGGCGAGAGGGCAAGGAGGGTTTACTGACGGAACCTTTGATAATCAAGGCGTGGCTTATCCAGCAAATTTTCCCACAAGTAGCACATCGGACGGCATGAAAGGATTCATTCGTTCCTTCAACACTACAATTGATTCAACCACGATTGACATTGCCTTTGACCTTCAATTTGAAGTGGCTCAAGTGTTCCCTCAAGGCAACATTATCACTAAGATTCAAGACGCATTGGAGTGATTTCATGTATCGTCTTCTCACCGGAAAGCAACGAAGTCTTGTCTTCCCGGTGATGTGCAACGCCTTTGTTCGCATTGATTATTCCGACAACATTCCTAGAGGTGAAGATGGAGTTTATGAAAATAGCGACGACCAAACCTACGGTCTTTGGAACCACAAGGACTCATTCACAATTGAAACGACGCTTACGCCATATGACATTAATGGACCCGGTGGAATTACAACGATTCCTTCTGTTACCGCATCGAAAAAAATGATGGATGGGATTAGTCGCACGACCTTAAATGACGCTACAGAGCGAGCAAAGAGGCCATCTTACAAATACCTCAAGGAGGCCGATAAAGAAGATTATGAGATGAGAGTTTTCCACAGTAGCAAAGTCAAACTTTCTCTTGTCAATGATACTGAACATACCGTCAACAACCCATCAAAATACAGAGTGAAGTTTGAGTTAACGCTTGGAAGCACAAATCAAACGCTTCTTAGCCCTGTTGTTATCTCGCCAATTTTCGGTAAATCTTCGGCTACGGACAACACGGTTGGATTTGACTACAATGGGAAATACAAATACGAAGAGGCTACAACTGCTACCATCTCTAGTTACACTTCTCTTCTCAAACTCATTACTTTTGATGCAAACATTGAGAGTGATTTCCACGAAGGACAAGAGTTATTCGTTCGTAATGGGTTTGGGGTGACTTCTGTAGGAAAGGTTGACACCGTTTCAGGAACAACTGTAGAGTTGGTTTCTTCCTATTCGGGGACTCTAGATTCTACCACTCCGATTCTCATTGCTACAACGAAGAACCCAATTTACACACAAGAAGTTCATCACATTGCCGCTACTTACAACAACCTTAGCAAAGTCATGAAGATTTACTACGGTGGTGTTGAGGTTGCTTCTACTGAGCATACGGCTACCGATGCTTTCGCCTTTGACAAGGAGGACTTTTACCTTGGTTCCAACGGCACTTCAAGCACGGCAGAGGATTCAGCAAAGGATAACAACCAATTCATGGGGGAGTTGCATGAGTTTGCTATCGTGAACGGGGCAAGTGAAGTTTTTGACACGGCAAGCCTTCGCCCTAGATATGCAGAAACTCTTCTGTATTTCCGATTTGAGGAGGTGGATGCATGACGCAATATGCTCTTAGAAAGGGGACTGCACCTAACCCTGCATCCATCATTACCACCATCAATGACGCTACCAACAATGTCAACTTTGACTGTCCTACCAACCCCGTCTTTTACGAGCAGGCCCTTACAACTTCGGCTCATCGGCTTTTCTCGTATGTTTCTACTGATGCTAGCCACAGTCAAAACTTCGTTCAAGAGTTAGTTTCGGGGGATACGGGGGGAACCCAATACAACAACTTGAGCAATACTGAGGGCTACAGTATTCATTGCTATGAAGATTCTTCGCAAACAGGACTACGACTCAACAGTTTAGATAGTGACTATGATTACTTCGTTCTTATTCACTCCAATGATTTGTTGCAACATCATTTTGCTAGAATTACAGAGGTTAGAACAGGTGATGTAGACGGAGATTTCTTTGACTTTGAGCCACGGCTCGGTAAGAAGATTCCTAGAGATACCAAATTTATGGTGTTTCGTGGTCCGGAGAAAACAGAAACAAGTATTGTTGCTCTTTCGGCGGGTGTTCTCAATCAACAAATTACCGCAGGTGGTTCTACTTACAATTATCAGCGTTCCTATATTTGTGCTAGACCTACCTTTTACTTCTACAAAGACCGATTAGATAAGAAGGGAGAGTTGGACCACAATAAGAAATATTTCACTAGATACGAAAACACTTCTACCACTAGCGCAACAATTACGCCTAGTGATACAAATTGCTTCGTTACTGCTCCCGACTACAATAATCGCATTGTAGACTACAGTAGATACACGATTAAGGCGACTTTGGTTGATAATCTTAGGGATTTAGATGACCCAACAAAGAACGCTATTACTTCTAACGAAGGCTACACGCTACCGGCGAACGATTTCACAGATTACGATGAATGTTTCTTCAACGCTAGAAGAGATTCAAACAATGTTTACGATTCTAGTGATGCTTCTACTCTCATTCTTACCGGGCCTTATCGGTATATTCACTACAATTATTCACCCGAAAAAGCCAATACGAATTTTTCTCTTGCTTCGTTCAATGTCTTTGAATCGGTTGGGCAGAAGGGCGGGTATGCAGAAGCAAAACTCATTGACACTCAGCGTATTCTTTCTTCAAAGATTCAAGAACAGGACTTGATGAGGGTTCGTCACCGAGTTCATACGGCTCGCCTAGAAGAATTCTTTGCTCTCAAGGCGACCGTTAATGCAGTCGTAAGTGGTAACAACTACACCTTTGATACAGAGTATGATTTAGATGATTTCTTTTCGGTTGGTGATAGGATTAAGGTCGGAGATAGAATCCTTATTGTCAACACAATTGACTCCTTCTCATCTAACCAACAGAACATTACCTTTGAAAGCGATAGCAGGCTTGAAAACGCCTCTTCTTTCTCTACTGAACCCTATACCCTATCAGCAGGAGATAGGCTCTACAGACGGGCTTGGAACGCCTCTAAAGGCA